CCCATGCAAGACATGAACTCACAATCGATCATACAGGTTCCTTGGGGTTATGATTTGATGAACTGCGGGTCGTTCTCGAAGTGAACGATACGGTGGCAGGTGCTGCAGAGTAGGTGACACTTCTCTGCTTCTTCTGTGAGGCTATCCCACCTGCGCTGCATGTTGCGCTGTGATAGTGGAAAAGCCTTTGTTTCTGGGTCAGCATGATGAAAATCAAAAGCGACGTATGGGAAAGTTTGATTACACCTCTCGCACACGCCGCCCTTTAGTCTGACCAACTCTTGTCTGCGGTCGTTCCGCTTTTGACGTTGAGTTCGCTTAGTGTGTCTCAGCCCAGTTCTGGCCGACCTTGTATTCCCCCGTAATGGGGCAACGGAAGTCGTAGTATTCGCCAGCTTGCTCGAAGGCTTTGACGGCTTCTTGTCCGACAATATCTGCGATGTCCTCTCTTGCCTGTATTTGTAGTTCGTCATGGATGTGAGCAACAAAGGCATAGTCATCGCCCCAGACGTAGCCCAACTTGGTCAGGTTTTCGTACAGGATTACGGTTGCTTTCTTACTCAGCACGGCACCAGCGGATTGCAGCAATGTGTTCAACGCGGCGTGTTCAGAACGTATCGGTAGGATACGCCCATCGATGCCCTTCAAGTGGCCGTTCTTTTTGACTGCGTTGGATACTGCTTCGCGTAGTTTCTTGAGGGCAGGGGTGCTTTTAAGAAACTTGTTTATCAGTTTCCGTCCCTCTGCCTCGGTGCCGCCCACGATTGCACCGATTTTTGCTGGCCCTGCGCCATACAAAAACCCATAGATAAAGGTCTTTGCATTGTTGCGGGAAGGCAGACCAGCGGCTTTCTGGTTAGCTGTGTGGACGTCGCCTTCCACGACTTCCTTTGCATAGGCACCGTCATCAAACTTGGCCATGTAATGCGCCAGACAGCGCAGTTCCAAGCCTGACAAATCGGCACCAATCAGCCTATAGCCTTTGGGTGCATGAAATAACGCCCTACATTCTTCACCATACGGTGCGCCAACACGAGGTACCTGCGCGATGTTGGGGCGGTTATGGGTGCAACGGCCTGTCGCTGCCCCATTTGTAATGACCTGACCGTGGATGCGCCCGTTACGGCACAGCTTTAGCCAAGCGTTCTGACCCGTGGCCAACTGTCCGATGCGCTTGTTGATTGTCAGATACTCAACCAATGTCTGCGCTTCTGGATAGTCCAAGCCCTGCAGCACATCTTCATCAACCTTTGGCTTACCACTCGCGGTGAACTCCGTTGGTTTCCAGCCGTGCACCTTTTGCAAACGGTCTGCGATATGGTCGCGTGACGCTGGATTGAAGACGATCTGTTTTACTTTGAATGTGGGTACACCTTTGACGTACCCACGGGTCTTGTTGTTTACCTTTGGAACAAAGCGTTCCTTTATTTCCCAAGGAGGGAAGGCGGTTTGTAATGCAGTTTCAAGTTCTGCCTTACTTTTTTGAAGTTTCGCAAGAAGAGCGAGAGCCTTCGTTTCGTCAAAATGGAAGCCGTGGCTTTCCATACGGCGTATGATGCTCGCAAATTCATGCTCCAGTCCGATGCTTTCATCGCTTGGAACTTTCGCCATGATTTTGTGATAAAGCGTGAGGTTTGCATAAGTGTCCTGCTCACAATATTTCTGCATATCGTTCGACCATTGGTCAAAACCGCCACTATACTCTTGCTTGTGATTATTCAATCGGATGCCCCATGCCATGAGCGAATGACTGCCGATGAGTTTCATAGGAAAATCAGTATGTTTCTTGACAAACCTAAAGTCATTTTGTTTCAGGTCTGACCATACCAATCGTGATAGTAACAGAGTGTCGTGTATCTTAGGCATTCAGTTGCACCCCATACACTTTCTCAATTGCAGGAATGTCGAATGCTTGGATGTTGTGACCTACCAAAAGGTCGGCATCCATCAGCGTTTTTAAGCCAACTTCGATGGGTGTGTAGCCCTCTTGGTCAGCGCACGACACTATTTCGCCTGTGTCTATATCAATCATGACCAGCGAATGGACACGATCTAACTCATCCAACAGCCCGTTGGTTTCGATGTCGAACAATATGTTTTTCATGTGGGTTCCTTAAAAGTCTTCGACGACTTCTTCTGTTTCGTCCTGAAAGACCGTGGGGTCTTGGACTTCTATCATTCTGCCAGTTTCTTTGTTGTAGTGGACGTATGCGGCGATGCCTGTTTCACCCGTGAACCTGTTCTTTAGGACACGAATGGTGGATACATCTGGGTTGTCGCCTTGCTGATTGCGTTCAACGCCAATGCAAATGTCGGATAGTTGCGCGATACCCGCTGACCCACGAAGTGAGTTCAGTGATATTTGCAGCCCGTCTTCCCAGCCCTTGTCGCCTGATGGTTTCTTTAGGTGGGATACCAAGATGATGCCGATACCTGTTTCTTCGCACAGGGACCGCAGCTTGGTCATGATGACGTCTATAGCCTTGCGTTCATCACCATCGTCAACGCCAGAAACAACAATGCTGAGGTGGTCGAGGATAACCCAGCCAACACCACAGCCCTTGGCAAGGTATCGGACTTTGTTGAGGAGATTGTCTGTAGCAAGACTGCCGAAATGGTCGTAGAGATAAACACGACCAGAGCCAACAGTATTATTGAAAGCGGACTTAAGAGCATTTTCGTCTATTCCTTGTTTGTCTATGTGCAAAGGAATGTTCGCGTCCAAGCCCATAAGGCCCAGTGCTGTGCGCTTTGTGCTTTCTTCTAGTGCAATGTAACCGATAGATTGGCCTTCGTTCAGAAGGTGGTACGCAATTTCTCTGCAGATTTGTGTTTTACCAACGCCGCTACCTGCGGTGATGGTTATCAATTCGCCGCGTCGCATACCCAGTGTCTTTAGGTTCAAACCATTGAAGGGGTACAACACGGTTTCTGTGTCATCGTCTGTGCTGACAACATCCCAAAGGTCTGTGCCAGCGATAATGCCATCTGGTCGGTAAGTCTTTGCTTGCCACATGGCATCAATCAACTGCGCCTGTTTGCCAGACGTCAGCATTTCATTTGCGTCCTTAAGGGGCAGGGATGCTATGGCTGCTTTGCCCACAGACAGCATCGCTGCAACCTCTTTGGATGCCTCACGGCCAGCCTCGTCATTGTCAAACATTAAGACCACACGGTCAAAACTCTCAACGAAGTCTAGGCTTTTAGCGATGGCTTTCTTAGCGCCCTGTGCACCTGTTGGAACAGATACACATGGAAACCGATTGCTCTGTGCCTGTGATATGGACAGGCAATCAATTTCACCCTCAGTGATGACCAGCATTTTACCGCCATCGCGCCAGAGGTGTTGGCCGTAAAGGCCCACGTTCTTGGTATCACCAATGAACTTGAAGTCCTTGCCCTTAAAGCGCAGCTTCTGCGCAATTGGGTTACCCGATGGGTCGCAATAGGTCGCAATCTGGACAGGTTTGCCGTGGTATTCGCTCAAACTGTAGCGGTACTTTCGACATGTCTCCTCGGTTAGACCCCGCTTGGGCAGGGCTTGAGTTTCACCGAAAGGGACCAGTTGTATATTCATGGGCTTGGCACCTCTCTCAGCATCTTCTGCGTCACCCTTTGTGTGGGTCGTGCAGCTAAAACAATAAGAATGCCCGTCGCTGTAGTAGGCGTTTGCATCGCTTGAACCACAGGACGGGCAGGACGTTTTGTAGAGATACTCAGAAGTGTCTTCAGCCAAGCGTGTACACCGCATATTTTGCGCCAGACGGTGCACGTTTCATTTGGCTTGATATGTTTAACCCACGGTTCTTTAGGCGGTTCACTACCGCTGCCAGACGCCAGACGTTGTAGTTCGACTGCGCCTCTAGCGGTGTGATTGAACCGTGTTGTTGTAGGTGGTTTGTGATTATTTCAGCTTGCGTCATGTTGCATTTTCCTTGCTGTCAGGGTTGAAATAAAAAGGCCCACCCGAAGGTGAGCCTTGTGAGGAAACTTTGTGATGGCCAATTGCACTTACTGCGGAAAAAACCTGTCGCCCAATGCAACTAGGTGTACGAGCTGCGGTGAGACAAACATTAGACTTACAAAAAAAGAGAGGAACTCTGTTAATCTGCAAAGTTCGCTTTTCCGCTGGTCAGCAATAGGTTTTCTTTTTGGCGTCTTTGGAAACCCATTTGGAATTGGTTATGGGTTTTTAACCATCATTGTTTCTGGGTTATTGATGGCATTCATTTTTGCAGCAATCGTGTTGCTTCTTGAATACTTTTGGAACCGATTTTTTGGCTAAATAGTCGAAACTACTTCGCCTGTGTCATACCAAAACTCTGCATCAAAATTTGGGCAGGTCTTTGGCGAAAAGTTGAAATGCCCTTTGACCTTTGCTGTTGGAAATTTTTCAGTCAAATCATCCAGCAGCGTTCGCAGTGTTTCCCATTGTTCATCGGTGTAGTTAATTGCAGGTCCACTCTTGGAACGGTTCATACCGCCAATCATTACAACACCGACAGACTGTGAGTTCAGTCCTTTGACGTGCGCACCACGCTTATCTAGTGGGCGTCCGTCTTCTATCGTGCCATCACGTC